ATTGCGGCGGCGCCTACAGCGCTAACTGCCTACCAGACACCACTACAAGCCGGAGAAACGGCGGCCGAGACTTCAGCCGGTGGTGTGACGGGTGCGCAGATCGGTAACTTCATGAACCCCTACACCTCGGGGTACACTGATGCTAACGGCAATTTCGTTCCTGGGCTTACTCAGCAGATGGCGAATCTGCAACAGCAAAATATTCAGCAGAATGTGCTTCCTCAACTGCAAGCGACCTTTGCGGGATCTGGTGGTTTCGGTAGTGCTAGGAATCAGAATGCTATCGGGCAGATGATGGCCCAGATGCAAAATAACCTGACTGCTCAGCAGACTGGGGCGCTGAACACTGCATACCAGAACGCGGCGACTAACGCGTTGCAAAATCAAGCCAATGCGACGCAAGCATCGAATGCACTTACTAATCAGGCGGCGCAGGAATCCACATCAGCGGTGTCTGGGCTTAACGAAGCTAATACTCTGGGTGCCCTACAGCAAGCGTATCAGCAAGCGATCATTAATGCGCCGTTGCAGACCGCGCAGAATGCGGCGAATCTCTTGAACAATTACAAGGTGCCAAGCGACGTGGCGACTACTGCCAATGCGCCAATCCCCGGCGCGTATTCTAACTCACCGTTGTCCCAGATCGCCGGTATTACATCACTATTCGGCACCGGAACCACAGGAGGCACAAGCCCCGCGGCCGGACTCTACCAAGCGCTCACCGGACAGCAGTTGTCCTCTAGCGGTGGTATCTTACCCGGTATTGCTAGTGCTTTGGGCTTTGGCGGCTCCTCAGGAAACTCGGCTTCTGTGCCGACTGGATCTACTCAAGCTTCGATGGATACCAGTGGTGCAAACTCAGCTTGGGCTAACTCTGGACTTCCCGCGGCTTCTTCAAGCTCTAGCTCAGACTATACTGATCAGTAAGGATTATCATGGCAGAAAATAGTGATGATTCATCAGGTGGCTACAGCCCGCTACTAGCGCAGATGCTTCGCATTGATCCCGAGAAGATGGGGTCGATCTCGCTGTCCGCTCTTGGTAGACAAGCATTGGGTGCCGATTCACCCGAGTACCAAAAAGCTAAATCCGAAGTCGATGCGGCACGGGAGACAATGTCTCAAGCTCTAAGCGCCCGCAGAGCAGGCCCTGATCCCTCAATGCTTGCTCTTGCGCAAGGCTTCCTCGCACCGACCCGTACTGGATCCTTCGGTGAATCACTGGGTGCCGCACTAGGTGGGTACAGCTCCGCACAAGCCGCAGAAGAAAAGCGCAACATGGATATGGTCCGCATGAAGTACGACCTTGCTCGTGCCGGACTTGCCGATGAGCAGACTGCGGCTCAACTGGGTCTGTCTGTAGCCTCCAAACTCGCGCCACCACTAACTGCGTTCCAAAAGCAGGCAATGTCCGAGGGTCTAGATATCCGCACCCCGGCCGGTGTCGCACGCGTCAAGGAGCTTCAAGGCACCAGTACCGCGACACCCGAGATGAAGGAATTCGCGGCTCGAACCGGCGTGTCCCTCACCGACCCCACATTCTCGTCCAAATTCGACACCTACGCCAAGACTAAATCCTTGCAGGATGTGGCCACTCGCCTAAATCTCGATCTCACCAAGCCAGAAGACCTGGCCAAGGCCCAAGCCGAGGCTCAGCGCGATAACTTCCGAAAAGAGAATCCCGAAGTAGCTAAGTTACTGGCAACGTTTGGTGGCGATGCGCTTAACCCCGCCGACCTTCGCCGTGCGCAAAACATGGCGCTATCGGCTTTTAACCTTGAGCAGTCATCGAAATCCACCACTATCGATGCGCAGAGAGCCCAGACTCAACGCACGAAGCAGGAAATAGACGAGCACGTGCGCGCGGGTGATCCGACTCCTATTATCACGAAGGCCAAAGAACTCGGCATTCCGCTTAACCCCTACGACCGCTACGCGGGACTCAACCCCGTAGAGGCCGCCAACCGGCGTAACGAGGACTACAAAGCGGCGCAGGAATATATTAACAAGAATGTGGGTCCTGTACTTTCCACAGTGGATAACGACATTGCGGATCTCGTTCGCGCAAAACAATTGAATAATGAGATCGCTACTGGTAAGTACGCCTACGCTATTCCCGGCGTGTCCGGTGTGGCGAAAGCCCTGTCTGGTGATCGGGCCAAGATACAGGATTTCGACTCTATCGCCCAACGTGCACTTAAAGCGCAACGCATCCCGGGTGATCACAACATCTCGAATTTCGATGTACAGACCATGGCGAAGGGTACGTTTAGCTCGGATAAGGAGCACTCGACTAACGACCAGATCATTAGCTACTTGCTCGCGCAAAAGCAACGCGATAAGGATTACAATTCCTATCTCAGCGACTACGCCGCGGTCAACGGCTCGCTTGGGCCACACGCACAATCCGCATGGCGTCAATACCTGGATGCTAATCCTATTATGACCCGCGATGCCAATGGCCGCGTGGTGTTGAACCCCAACCGAATATCTTATCAGCAGTATTTCACCATGCCCCGCGTCAAGGTGGGTGCCGATGGTAAGGAGATCCCACAATGATCCAACGCATCATAAACGGAACGATTTACGAATTTCCTGAGGGCACGCCCGAAGGCGTGATGCGCCGCTTCGAGGCACAAAAGACGGGGACGACTTCTCAAGTACCCCCTGCGACTCCTGCTAGACAGTTACCCAACCCCGCACTTCCCGGTGCAATGGGCCACGCGTTGCAAGGGCTATCGATGGGGTTTAGCGACGAGGCGATTGCGAAGATGCGCCAGATGATGGGGCAAGGAAAATACGAGGACCTCGTAGCCGCTGAGCGCGAAGGACTACGCAAATACGGCGAGGAGCACCCCATGGCCAGTGGCTTGGCCGAGCTTGGTGGCGCTGTAGCCCCTGCAGTCCTTTCTGGTGGCCTCGGTGTATTAACCGGTGCGAAATCTCTTGCCGGTGCCGCCCCAAGTGTCTTGCGAATGATGGGCTACGGCGCCGGGTCGGGAGCGGTTTCAGCTGTGGGCACATCCCAAAAGCCGATGAGCGAGCTTCCCGAAGAGGCACTAATGGGTAGCGTGGCCGGAGCGGCAACGGCCGGCGGTCTAGGCGCACTAGGTAAATACGCCGTCATGCCCGGATTCCGAGCGCTCAAAAACGCTCTCGGATTCGGTAACGAAAACAAGATGGCGGATCTAGCGATCGCTCGCGCACTGGAAAAAGACGGACTCAGCCCTTACGAGGCACTGGCTAAGGTAACCCACGCACAGCGTGGAGATATGTCCCTTGCCGATCTGGGCGAGAATACCGCGGCACTGCTCCGCCGTGCTTCCCAAGCCCCCGGAGAAGCTCGAATGGTTACCAAGGCCACCCTCTCTCAGCGCGAACTCGGCCGCACCGATCGCGTGAGTGACGATCTGAGGTCGCTAATGTCGGGATCGAAAGACTTCCATACTGATGTGAACGACCTAATCGCCAAGCGTCGCGCAGACGCCGATGCGCTGTACAAGGCGGCCTACGCCAATCCCCAACCGATCAACGAGAGCACAGCTCCCGAGATTAACAAGCTTCGTAACCTCCCGTCGTTCCAGGAAGCGATGAAGGTGGGTGCCACACGTGCTAAGGACAAAGGCCTGGACATCTCCGACCCCAAGCACACACTGGAAGCTCTGCACGAGACCAAGCTCGCACTGGACGACATGATCAGCACCAAGATGCGTGCCGGCGAGACCAATCAGGCCAAGACCCTGATCGATATGCGCAACCGCTTAGTGGGCGACATGGAAAAGGCTTCGCCCGATTACCGGGTCGCACGACAGGCATTTGCCGGTGACTCCGAGATGCTCGACGCCATGAACATGGGTAAAACCGTGTACCAGATGCCCGAGATGGATATGCGCAAAGCTGTGGAGCGTTTCAGCAAAAACCCGTCCGAGTACGATGCATTCCGCGCCGGTATTGCACAGGCTATGCTCGAAAAGATGCGTGCCGCCGGGCCCGCCGCGGATCCCACCAAATCGCTTTTCGCCCGCGATGCTGAGCAAAAGCTTCGTCGTGCATTTAGAGACGATGAGGCCTTCGACCAGTTTAAGAACCGTCTGATGGAAGAATCTCAGATGCTCAAGACCGAGAAGGCCGGCTTCCGCAAAACCCCACTGGACACGGATCTCGACACCGGTGCCGCCGGAGTAGGCGCCGCCCAAAATCTGGTACACGGTAACATCCCCGGCGCGATGATGAACGCCGCCCAAGCCGCATTCCCACGCGTGACTGGTATGGCACCCGGTGTGGCGACAGCGACAGCTCAGAAGCTTCTGACACCCCAAACCTCGCTCGACCCTGTGATGGAAAGCATCATGGCTTCACTTAAGGCACAGCAGGCTTCACTCGCCCAAGGCGCGGTAGCTACTAATGCCAGCGGTGCTCTAGCCGGTGGTCTAGCGGCCGCCAGACCCCCAGTCCCGGCTCAGCCAGTGGATCTCGGCACAGTTGGTGGCAGTCCCGCCGCCCCGAATGCCCCGCCTACCGCTCCCGCCCCTGCTCCCTTGAGCGCTCTCACCCAGTAAGCTACCTATATAGCCAGACACATTCCGAGCGCCTCGGAGAGGCTCTCTCGGTCTCTCCATACACGCACGCACGTGAGGATATATCCGGTTTAACCCTTAATGTTCCATTAATATGGAACGGCGTCTGGAACACTCAACACTTCTAGAGACCGCGTCCTTCTTAATTCTGTGTGGCGGTGTTCCATTGTTCCACATGTTCCGTATAGGGGGTATATATCTGTCGCAGACTTGCGACACGAATTTCCCCGCGTGCGCGTGTAACGGTGGAACAGATATGGTGTTCTTCGAATGGGGGGAATTGTTCCATCTGTGTTCCATTGCTATGGAACGGTGGTACAAAGGGAGAGGATTGATGTACCGGGAACGCTGTGTTACAATTATATCAGCCCACGAGAGTGGCGTCAATATATTATAGAGGAATGAATCAATGACGAGTTTAGTTAATGATTTCGCGTCTTTGTTCGCCGGTAATCTAAGGTCCTACGGTCAGTGGGATCCAGTCTCCGGGAACATGTCGACCGAGAAAAAAGAGGTGACGATCCGGGATTACGAGAATCACCTGACGGGCAAAATGGGATTGGGTATTGTACCGGTGACTGACGGTGGTACCTGTATGTTCGGTGCTATCGACGTGGATAAGCACGACGCCCCGGAAGATGTGGACCTGCTTGGGATTGCGAAAAAGATCGAGGAGCTTCGGCTTCCCTTGGTCATGTGTCGTAGTAAGCGCGGTGGCGCGCATCTTTACCTCTTTGGTGCCGAGTACCTTCCGGCCAAGGTGGTAACCCGGCTACTCTCCAACTGGAAGGATATGCTTCAGATCCCGCACAAATGCGAGATATTTCCCAAGCAGGATTCACTAGTTACCTCCAGTGGCGAAAAGCAACTCGGCAACTGGATTAATCTATGCTATTTCGACATGGATCGTACTAATCGGTACGCGATCGACGACAAGGGGGACCCACTAGCTTTTGAGCTTTTCGTGCAACTGGCGCAAAGCAAGCGTGTCACGGTAGCCGAACTCGACGAGCTGTCCAAGCGCGAACACCTTGAAGCCCCTCCCTGTATTCAGAAGATGATTCACGTGGGCGTGGAGAGCGGGTCTAGGAACGAGGCCATGTATAACGTGACTGTGTACCTCAAGCGTGCGCGGCCGGATACTTTCTTCGACGAGGCGATGGCGCTTAACAAAACCATCTTCGACAAACCGCTTGCGCCTTCCGAGGCCAAAAAGGTGATTCGCTCGGCGTCTAGGCGTGACTATCTTTACAAATGCTCCGAGGAGCCCTGCAAGTCGTTTTGCGATCGTAAGACTTGCGTCACCCGTGAATTCGGTATTAGTCAAGATGAGCGCAAGGATCTGGACGCGCACGACTCGCTCCCGCAGTTTACGGAGCTTATCGAGTACAAGTCGGAGCCGCCAAGGTGGGGTCTACATGTTAACGGCGTGTTAATCCCTAATATCCCCACAGTCATTCTTCGCGATCCAAACGCGATGGGCACACTAATCTTCGAACAGCTTAAAATTAACATTCCCAAGATCTCTCAGGATTCGTGGCGCAAGCGGGTGTTGGATCCCTTGGTGCCGGGGCTTCGCGTCATCGAAGTGCCCAAGGAGGCATCCGCGGCCGGAGTGATCGTGGCCAAGTTCACTGAGTTCGTGCAAAAAGCCGATCTCTCGCGCGATGGCACAGACACTGAGGATCGAAAAGCGCTAACTCGCAATATCCCGGTGGTCCAAGTCATGGATGGTCGTCGGTGTATCATGTTCAAGGGCACCGCGTTCAGCGAGTTTCTTAAACGCAACAAGGCCGAGGTGATGACTGGTATGGATCTGTGGACAGCTCTTCGGCGCGACTGCGGCGCGGACCATGGTAAAGTTCGTATCCCGGGCGGCAAGCCCGTCAATGTGTGGTACGCCCCGATTAACGACGACTTGGAGGTAAGCATCGATGAACCAAGCTTCGAATCCGAATTCTGATGTTCACGTTGATTTTGACCCTCGTACTAGTCGTTTTCTTATCACCGCACCTCCCTGGATGGTTGATAAGATTCGCTCGATTCCTAATCGCCGGTGGGATTCTCGTCGTCGAATTTGGACTGCTCCTGCTCTCCGGGCTAACAGTGTGTATATTCTCAGTAACTTTAACACTGCATGCTATACGGATTTGGCTTTTGCGGTGGCTAAATCAACTATAGAGCCCAAGAAGACTGAGGAGGCGGTATTCCCCTCGATGTACAAGTTCAAAACCGAGCCGCGTCCCTACCAGATGCAAGCGCTTCACCGCGCATGGGGCAAGAACGGATTCGCGTATTACATGGACATGGGTACCGGCAAGACCAAGACCTCCATTGATCTGATGAGTGCGTATTTTCTCGATGCCAAGGTGGAGCGCGTGCTCGTGATTACCAAGTACAGTACGCGGCTCAACTGGCAACGCGAGATCGCAGTGCACTCGCCGGTGGAGACCGATGTGCACGTACTGGATACTACCAAGGTTAAAGCGTTCAAAGAGTTTAATCTCTCCCCTGATGGCTCCAAGGTCAAGTACCTCGTAGTTGGTACCGAATCCTTGGCCGCAGGCAAAGCGATCGATTACGCAAAGGAGTTCGTAGATATCAGCGTTCGGGTGGGTATCATCGTGGACGAGGCGCATATGATCAAAAATCATTCCGCGATCCGCAGTAAGAACGTGGTTAAACTCGGCAAATCTGCGAATTACAAGGTCATCATGACTGGCACGCCGATTGCTAATGGGCCGATGGACGTGTTCATGCAGTTCGAATTTTTAGACCCCAATATTATCGGGATCGGGGATTTTTACTCATTCCGTAACCGGTATGCTATAATGGGCGGGTTTGAGCAAAAGGAGATCGTCGGGTATCAGAACATGCCGGAGCTGATCGAATTGGTCTCGCCTTTTGTGTATCAGGTTCGCAAATCCGAGGTACTCACTGAGCTACCGCCCAAGGTGTATGAAGTCAGACAGGTGCAGATGAATGATGAGCAAAGAAGACTATATAAGGATGTTGCAAAACGCAGTAAGGCGGTGTCGGGAGACCGGGGAATCGCAGTCAATACCGTTCTTGAGCGAATGCTTAGACTACAAGAGATCACCGGAGGAATCATCACTTACGAGCGCAACCCAGACGTACACAACCCGAGTAAATTCGTGCACGATCGCATACCGGGTAAAAATCCCAAAGTAGAGGAACTCCTCGCGATCACGGAGGAGAATCCGGTATCTACGATCGTGTGGTGCCGGTTCATTCAAGAGATCACGATGGTGACCGAGGCGCTTCGCGAAAAATACGGCGCGGGTGCTGTGGTCGAGATCCACGGCGGGGTAAGCGAGGAAGATCGGGACCGGAACGTGTTTGAGCTGTTTCAAAACAAACGGGCGCGTTTTCTCGTGGGCAATGCCGCCACCGGTGGTGTGGGGCTCAACATGACCGCGGCCGAGCTAGTCGTGTACTACTCCAATTCGTTCAATTTCGTGGAGCGCGAGCAGTCCGAGGACCGGGCGCATCGGATAGGGCAGACGAGGTCGGTTACCTATATCGATCTGATCGCTGAGGGCACGGTGGACGACGTCGTTGTTACGGCGCTACGGGACAAGAAGAACGTATCCGAGTTCGTGCGCGCTAGCATCAACACGGCAAACGAGAATAACTTACTGGGCGCGCTCGCCTAGGTTATAATTAGAACATAGACAACCATAATAGAGGAATCATGATGACACCCAAAGTATTCATAACGCAAGAAGTGCTGAGTGCTGACTATTCGGACGTCGAGCGTTTTGGAGAACCCGTATTTCTTTCGGCCTCCGAGATATCGAATGTGCCGGACTCGCTCCATAACCAAAAGCTCGTGGGAATGATCCGTGCGCGCTTCGCCCAGTACGACCCAGATCTCGACTACATCGCCCCCTCGGGCTCCCCGATCATCGCCGGCCTAGTGTTCGCATTGGCCCGCGAGACTACAGATGTATTCAATGTACTCAAGTGGAATAACCGTGACCGCCAGTACACCCCAGTTCGTATCGGTATTAAAGGAGTAGTCGGTGCAAACTGAGAATGATTTTACCCATTATGACCAGATGACGCTCAATCAGCTCATCAACGCGATGGCAACACTTCAGAAAGCGAAAGAAGACGCGGAGGACGTGCTCAAGCGTATTAACGCTGAATTCGATTTTTTGCGCATTACCAAGGTCCCCACCAAGATGGAGGACGATGGGGTGGACAAGATTACCATTTCCGGTGTGGGTCGAGTGTCGCTTACTGCCGATATGCACGTGTCGATCAAAGCCGATATGAAGGAGAAATTCTACGAGTGGCTCCGCGACAACGGGCGCACCGATCTGATCTCCGAAACAGTTAACGCTTCCACCTTGAAAGCCGCAGTGAAGGGCATGTACAAGGCGGGAGAAGAAGTCCCCGAAGACCTGCTCAATGTGTCTCCATTCACTAGAGCGTCTATCACCAAGGGCTGAACCGAATTCGCAGTGATGCGGATATCCCGGCGCACTCCGGTGCGTCTTTTTTAAACTAATGGAGTTATTAAATGGCTAAAACGTCTGACAATTTAGTGAAAGTCGAATCAACAGAAGTAGTATTGCAAAACGATATTCCTGAGTGGTTGAGAGATAAAAAGGGTAATCGCGGAGCCGAGAACGTTGGGTCTTCCGACGTCATCATTCCTCGAATCGAGCTGATCCAAGCTCTTTCGCCCGCCCGCAAGAAGACCGATCCCGCCTATATCGAGGGAGCAGACGAGGGCATGTTGTACAACAATGTGACCCGCGAGTTGTACGGTGAATCGGTGACTGTGGTGCCAGTGTACTACGCCAAGCAGTATCTGGTATGGAAAGACCGCAAACTCGGTGGCGGCGGTGCTAACGGATTCCGTGGCGCGTTCGCATCTCCCGAATTGGCCACCGATGCGATCAAGCAGTTGGGTGAGGAGGCACTAGAAGTAGCCGAGACCGCACAGCATTTTTGCTTGGTGTACCATGGCGGCGAGTGGAGGGAAGCTGTGGTGTCGATGTCCAAGAGTAAGATCAAGGTATCGAAGCGTTGGAATTCGCTCATTCGATTGACGAATACCGATTCGTTTAGCCGCGCCTACAAGCTGTCGGCCACCACCGAGACCAACGCTCGTAACGAGAGCTACTACAATTTCAACGTGGCCGCGTTGGGATTCGTGACTCAAGAGGTCTACAAGCGTGCCGAGGAGCTGTACGACACGATTAAGGCCGGTGCCGTCAAGGTTAGTGCTGATTTCGATGTGGAATCCAGTGAACCCACCGAGTATTGATGCAAGTCAGTGCTATATACGGCCCTCCGGGTACCGGTAAGACTACCGAGCTACTCAGGAGGGTGAAAGCGGTTCGCGACAGTGGGGTGGCCCCTGAGCGGATCGCTTTTCTATCCTTCACACGTGCGGCGGCGAGCGAAGCCTTGTCTCGGCTTGGTATTCGCAAAAGCAAAAACGTCAGCACCATTCACGCATTGGCATTCAGAACGCTTGGGCTTAAGCAGTCACAGGTGGTGGATCCGTCTAAGCTCCGGGAATTCTCGGCGGCGGTCGGGGTGCCAGTGATCGGCAAATCACCGGAAGATGACGAGGAGAGGAGCGATGGGGATTTTTACCTGGATATCATTAATTATGCTCGGAGCACATTCGCGAATCCGGCGGATGTGTACGACATTTCTGATCGACCCGGCACCCGAGCCGAGTTCGAGGTATTCAATCGATCGTACGCCACATGGAAGCAGACATTTGGTTACTACGATTTTACGGACATGCTCGAAAAGGCCGCCAAGGGGCCATTCCGGACGGACGCCGAGGTCGTATTCGTCGATGAAGCCCAAGATCTATCACCTCTTCAGTGGGCGGTTATTGAGAAGCTCGTACGAAGGGCACAGGAGGTGCATATCGCCGGAGACGATGATCAAGCGATCTATGCGTGGTCGGGAGCCGATCCGCACGGTATGGCTAAATTCACCGAAAAACATCGCGGTACAAGTGAGGTTTTATCCCTATCACATCGACTTCCTGTTGCGGTCCACGAGCGCTCGCAGTCTCTCATTCGTCGCATCGTATACCGCGTGGATAAGACGTTCGATTCTAAAGGGCATCCCGGAATGGTCCGACTACACGGGGGTATTTCATCGGTGGACATCACGCATGGCAACGATACGCTACTCTTGGGCCGCACACATTCGGTCCTACGCGAAGTCGAGAACAGTCTTATCGAGCGTCGCGTCCCCTACACTCGCGAATCGGGGCGCCCGGGGATGTGGGACAATAAGTTCGCCGCCGGGATCCGGGCGTATAAAAGTCTCGAAAGGGGCGAGATACTTAGCGAGTCACAACGCACCGCGCTGTTCAATGTCGCAACGGCAAAAACCCGTCAGCTACTCGAACAGAATGAGTACGGAAAAATACTTGCTTCGCCGTTCTACGTTGCACTCAATGTACCGGCGCGTACCGTCGATTTTTTCGCCGAAGCTGATCTGGAAGCGGCGCCCACGATCCGACTCTCCACTATCCATGCCGCCAAGGGTCACGAAGCGGATCATGTGGTACTTTTGACGGATCAGACCGCGAGGGTGGTGGAGACGAGCGAGAAAAATCCGGACGACGAGGTGCGGGTATTCTACGTAGGGATGACACGGAGCAAGAACATTTTAGACATTGTGGAGGGTTACAACGGATTCAAACTGTGAGGGATTGACTGCCTAGTGCAGTGGTGATATAATGATTACTTTCAACGACATAGAGGACTGAAAAAATGGAGAACACGTACGATAATTCGGGGATTTTATCCGCGAACACGAGGCGCGAAAAGGATACGCATCCTACCCACACGGGATCAATCACCGTGGACGGCGTCGATTACTGGCTTAGTGCTTGGGTGAAAGAAGGCCGACCCGGCACGAAATTGGAGGGCAAGAAGTTCTTTTCGCTCAGCGTGAAGCGCAAGGACGTGGCGCCCCCTATGGGCAACACGGTCAAGCGGCCGAATTACACGCCATCGCACGATATTTACGACGAAGACATCCCATTCTGATGGCTAACGTACCCAATATCGACCAAGTGCGATACATGGTGATCGACACCGAGACCACGGGGCTTGACTGGTGGAAGGACCGAGTATTCGGGGTTTCCATCGCTCTACCCGACGGGCATGCTCAATATTGGGATATCCGTCAGGACCCGCAGGTCTTGGACTGGCTTCGCGATCTGGCGCTGAGCAACCGCGTGGGGCTTTGGGTGGGGCATAATCTGAAATTCGATTATCATTTCCTACGTGAAGCCGGGGTGGTACTGCCTCCGGATCGGATTGATTGCACCATGGTGCGGGCGGCGCTGATCAACGAGCATGAACCCACGTACACATTGGACTTTTTAGCGAGGAAGTATTGTGGGCAGAAAAAAGACGAAGAGATGTACGAAGAACTGGCTAAGCTTTTTGGTGGGCGAGCGACTAGAAACGTACAGATGCCCAACATCTCCCGTGCGCCCGTACACATCGTGTCTAAATATGCAACTCAAGACGCTGTCGTCACTCAAGCCCTGTTCGAGTGGCAGGAGACTGAAATTTTAAAGCAGGCTTTGCATCGAGTACACCGTTTGGAGCGCGATCTTATGCCAGTGATCATCGATATGGAATACCAAGGGGTAGCCGTGGACGTGGATCGGGCCGAGGACGCTGTGCACGGACTCACGACTCGTGTCGATAAGCTCCAATCCGAGCTGAATGCTCTAGCCGGCTTCGAGGTTAACCCCAATCCTTCCGGTTCTATCGCGGATCTATTCAAGCCCGAGCGCCGGGACGACGGTGAGTGGTATCTAATCGATGGCACGCGGGCCGACAAGACCGACGGGGGCAAAGCGTCTATCAACGCCGATTGTCTGCGCCGCATGAAGCACCCGGCCGCCAAGATGATCCTGGACCTGCGCAAGATGCTTAAGACCCGGGACACGTTTCTAAAAGGCCATATATTAGGACACCACCACGATGGAATCATCCACTGCAACTACAATCAGACAAAAAATGACTCTGAAGCAGGAACTGGAACAGGAAGACTTAGTGTCACTAATCCCGCTCTACAGCAAATCCCCAGTCGCGATAAGGATATTAAATCGTTGGTTCGTCCCATATTCATCCCAGATGTGGGGGCCAGTTGGTTGGGTATGGATTGGTCGCAGTTTGAGTTTCGCGTTGCTAACCATTACGGTAATGTGCCCTCGATTCTATCTGCGTACGCACAAAATCCTGATTTGGATTTTCACCAGTTGGTCAGCGATCTCACGGGCATTCCACGCAATGCTCAGTATGCGGGCGGCCCATCTTCGAAAGCGATCAATCTGGGACTAGCCTTTAACATGGGATCTGGCCGGATGGCGCAGGAATGCGGGTTACCCTACACCGAGGAGGAGGGGCCGAATGGCAACGTGTACCTTAAGGCCGGACCGGAAGCGCTAGAGATGTTCGAGAAGTACCACACCGCGAACCCGGGGATGAGGAACACAGCGCAAAAGGCAAGTAGTCTGGCGAAGGAGCGTGGATTCGTACACTCAATGATGGGGCGGCACATACGCTTCCCCGGTGGTCAGTTTGTGCACAAGGCGTCGGGGCTGATCTACCAAGCCACCAGTGCCGATTGCATGAAGCAAAAGCTCATCGAGCTACATGATTATTTAAAGACTAAGGAATGCGGGCGGCTTCTTCTCACCGTGCACGACGAGGTGGGGATATCGCTCGATAACGACTGCCGCGAGCAGGCCGAGGCCATCGCGAAAATCTACACGACATTTGATGGGGTGCAGTGCCCGATCAAGCTACGTGTCCCGATCACTTGCGATTGGGGAATCGGCACCGATTGGTACGACGCCAAGGGTTAATCATCAACATAGAGGACCATATGAAATCAGTTAAATTAGTATTGGATTTACAATTCGGAAGCACGGGCAAAGGCCTGATCGTCGGGTATTTGGCCGAGACGCACGCACCAGACACCATCATGACCGCTTGGGCGCCCAATGCGGGACACACCTACATCGATACCAAGGGTAGGAAATTCGTGCACACGCATCTGGCCAACGGCATCGTGTCCAAGTATTGCCGCCGAGTGCTACTGGGTCCAGGGTCGCTCATCGACCCCGATCAGCTACTGGCCGAGATCAACGAGTGCTCGGACATTATCGCAGAAAAGAATATTCGCATCGCGATTCACCCTAACGCCGCAATCGTTACACAGCGCCACCGAGACGAGGAAGCGGGTCCGATGACCAAGATCGGATCTACTAAAAAGGGTGTGGGCGCCGCAATGATTCAGCGCATTCGTCGCGATCCGGACGACATAAACATCGCGCAGAATTGCGAGGAGCTTGCCGGTTTGGTGGTTCCGAAGGGCGAGTACCGTAAACTAGTCGACGAGGCATCCAGTATTCTAATCGAAGGCGCTCAAGGCTTCGGGCTTTCGATGTACCATGGATTCTACCCTTATACCACCTCTCGCGACGTGTCTACTGCGCAGATACTGGCCGATGTAGGGCTACCCTATGGCATAGCGGTCGATGTGATTGGCACCGCGCGTACTTATCCGATCCGAGTAGCGAACCGGTACGACGAGGAAGCGCGGCAGATCGGGTGGAGCGGCCCGCACTACGACGACCAAGAGGAGATCACATTCGCGGATATCGGGCAGGAGCAGGAGCTTACTACGGTGACCAAGCTTCCCCGAAGGCTTTTTACATTCAGTAAACAGCAGATCGAGACCGCGGTGCGTCACAACGGCGTCACGAAGGTGTTTTTAAATTTCGCGAATTACGTGAAATCCGAAGCCGAACTCGTGCGGATCGTGACCGATATTGAATCTACTGGAGCCACAGTGTCCTACATGGGACTTGGGCCCAGTTATCAAGATGTGGTAGACTTGGATTACTATTCAATGGCTACTAGGCGTGAACACTTAATAAGGAAATGGAGAGATCATGTTACAGGTTGAATCGCATGTACACACGGACGAGATTAACGAGCTCCCTTGGAGCGTCGACCCTAAAAAACCGAGTGAAGTCGTCGATGCGACAGGCGCTACCATCGCGTCTTTCGAAGTTCGTCACCATCTACGCGGGGTGCTCGGCAACTGCGACAAAAATGCGGACCTTGCCGTTCGTGCCGTCAATGCGTACAAAAAACGAGGCGGGGCCGACATTCGACAGCTTCAGGATCGAATCACGAAGTGGGCTGACGCCAATTTTCCTAACCGTTCGACCGCGGATATTTTGCTTAAGCTCTACGAGGAGGTGGGTGAATACGCACGTAACCCCAAATCAGCGCTAGAGATGGGCGATATCATGATCCTTCTTCTCGATGTGGCGGCTCGCAACGGGATCGATGTGCACGCGGCCGTGGAAGCCAAGATGGACATTAACGAAAAACGTGAGTGGGCAGTAGACGAAAACACCAGAATTATGAGGCACGTATGAAACAAGCATTCAATGATTTTTTCGCGAAGAAGTTCGGCGTCATGTTCTTCAGTCCCGATGACCCGGGCGTGATGGCGGCCGCGGATTGTTGGAATGAGGCGCTCACGGTGGCGGCCAAGAAATTCGCGTTCGATGACGACATTCAGTACACGGGAGACCAAGTCGCGGATTTGCTCTTGCGCATGAAGGTGAAGAATGCTGAGCCTTCCTGAGTTACTGCGCGCGAGCCACGTCAAGCGGTGGCAGATCGTGCAGACCAATCGGGTGCAGACACTGGCCGAGCATTCGTTTAATGTGGCGATGATCGCGCAAGCGCTAGCTTTTCGATGCATACCAGATTTCGAGTACAACACCCTCGGATGTTTTCATGTTCTGAACTGGTCGCTCTTGCACGACATTATCGAGGTGCGCACCGGGGACTTAGCCACGCCGTTTAAGGACAAGCTCAAGCAAGTGGGTGGGGATTCCATTATCCACAAGGCTGAATTCGAAATCGATTCGGATTATGTGCAGTTAAAATCTACACTGCAAGGATCCCATATCGAAGTGGTGGTCAAATGCGCCGACATGATCGAAGCCGTGCATTTTTTATCGGATAACTGCGGCAGTCGACACGCAAATGAAGTGCTAGCTAAGCTTCGAAATGATTTATGGGTGATGGTTGATAAATTCGCCTCGGAATTCCCGGATCTCAATCTTCAAGGTCATGTGGGCGAGTTAATGGAGGAGATCGGATTATGAAGTGCATTAAATGCAAAAGCAAAACGGTGGTATCTACCACCTACCAAAACAGCATAAGTATCACGCGTAGGCGCCGAGTGTGCCTCTCTTGCGAGTTTCGATTCACCACACGCGAAAAGCCTGATGCGGCCGATGTCGTGCGAGCCGGATTGGATCCTGATGGTCCGGGGGTTGACAGACTATCCCACGCGTGGTATAATAATGGATTATCAACCCATATAGAGGACAATGAATGAACTTCGACATTACGAACATGAGCACACCGATCTACTACCACCCGGGCCAGGATGTGGGGTTTAACTTTATCTCTACGGCCAAGATTCCCGAGTTCGTGCGCCAATCCGGCCGTCAACCGCACTGGTTCAAGGGCTACACCGATGCGGATTTCGAACTTGCGCATGATCCTAACTACGTGCGCCGCATCTTCAAGGGCGTGGAGCGCAACGGGTTCAATAACACCGATCAACGCTTGAACGAGACCTTCCGCTACTCGAACGCTAGCCTGTGGGCGGCCGCGCAGAGCGCGATTACATTCGACGGTGTGGCGTGCTCGGCATCGCAGGGATTCCACCATGCGGGGTGGGATTCAGCGTTTGGGTACTGCACATTCAATGGCTTGATCATCGCGACCGTGAAGGCCTTGGAGATCCTACCCGAGAAGCGCCGCCGCGTGATGATTATCGACGGGGATGGACACTTCGGGGACGGGACCGCGCTCCTGATTCAGAAGCTCAGTCTCTACGACCATGTGCGGCACGTCACCCGTAATGAGCTGTCCTCCGGATTCAAGCCCGAGTGGAACACCGAGAAATGGGGGGCCTATACTAGGGACTTGATTTCGAACTTCAAGCCGGGTATAATATACTATCAGGCCGGTGCGGACGCTTGGATCGATGATCCCTATGGTGCCGGGTACCTGACCAAGGAGGCGATGGGGCATCGCGATCGCGGCATCTTTAGAGCCGCAAGAGACGAGGGAGTGCCTATTGCTTGGAATCTGGCCGGCGGGTATGCGGACGACATGCAGGACACGATCGACTTGCATCTGCAAACGCTAAGCATTAGCGATGAGGAGTTTTATCGTGCCCTTGTTTAATCCGTTCAAGCCCCGTGCGAAGTCGTTTGAAGAACTAATGGAGGGCGTGGCCCAAGTGCACAAGGAGGTCGCCAAGCTTCCCGGTGCGCAACGCGTGGGGCCCGATCTTCGTGCACAGCAAAAGCTTATGATTCCGAGAGAAGTCGTGGATCAGTACAATCAGCACAATCTATTCGGTACTACGGCTAGGGGTGAACCGATTCGCGCAACTATGGTCAACCGGTTTCCCAACGCCAATGATGAGCGCACGATTAAATCCGGCCATCTACCCGACGACTGGTTCGTGCGACTCGATCCCGAAAGCAAGGTACCCGCAGATCTAGACGAAGCCCGAGCGAGAGGCAATTACCCGCAACTGTCTTTTAGCAAGTCGATCAATACGGGTCAAGGTTACCCCATGAACACCGCGATACAGCGCGAGATGCGTCGAGCCGGCACCATGGTTCCCGGTGTGCGAGATCCTCGAATGTTCGACATTCACGCGATGGATGTGATGCCCATGTACGAAGGGTGGTGGAGCGAGGTACCATCCAAGGGTAAAGATCTTTACAGTCTTGGGTACGACATGCTTCGCGCCGGTGGAGAGGGGTCGGTGTCCGAAACGCTCACTAACCCTAACCTCGCGCGTAGACTTGGCAATGTCGTATCGCATGGCGTTGGACACGGGGATCTCGGGTTTCACGCGCCAGTTAATGAGTACCCCGGACCTAGTGGGACTAGCTTTTCTCCACAGCTATTCGCATCCCCGGTTCGCAGTAGCCGCTCGGGTGCAGAAGAAGCTTATCTGCAAGCATTCTTCGGCGATAACGATAAACTATTTAATCAAGCTTATTCGCTTAGTCCCACGGATTTATCGAAATTTAGTCCCGATGCGCAACTCGGTACTCTCATGACCCGCGAAGCGCAGATGGCCGGAGTGTACGGCCCGCCCGGTGGACGATCAATGGGCGGTATGCGTGTCGGACGTGTCAATCCCGGAGACGCCGGCGCATTCAGAAACATCGCGCAAGGCTCCGTTGTTGGTGGTGGTGGGTCCATCGAGGGTGCAATCGGGCCCGCGACGATGGGGCGGCAGGTGACAACTGAGGAAGCGATCCGCGGTATTCAGGGTGGGGAGAGCCCCGAAGAGGTAGCGGCACGACTAATATCGAATGCACCCGAAAACGGATTTATGAACCGCTATGCACGCGGTGGATTGGTGGCGGCGCATGGGTAATCTGGACGATATTCTCACCGAGCGCGCCGGTAACTACGGCGATTTTCGCGACCAGGCTCGCATTTCGCAAGAGCTTAAATGCGTAGCGATGATGGCATCTACATCGTATTGGCCGCGCATGAAGCCCTACCAAAAAGAGGCGACCGAGATGATTTTGCACAAACTCGCTCGCATTTTAAGTGGCAACCCCAACTACGCCGATTCCTGGGTCGACATCGCGGGGTATGCGACACTTGTTGCGGAGAAGATACAGCAAGATCAGGGGGATTGACAGCTAATCCCACCCGTGTTATAATACAATTTCAATCAACAACCAATAGAGGACAAAAAATGGCAGTAAAATCCAAGACCCCCGCAATCACCAAGGCATTAGTCGACGAACTCGCCGAGGTGCGTGCACAGCTTCGTTCCTTCACCGCTCGCGAGAAGCACCTAAAAGCTATGTTCAAGACGGCCGGTGCCGGAGTGTACAAGGGTGCGCACTACACGGTGGAGATCACATTTACCGAGCGCCCACAGATCAACATGGATGCGGTCCGTGTAGCAGTGGGCGAGGACTTTATGGTCGCGAACAGCTACCAAGTCAGTGTCATGAACATCAATGCAGTGGAGGTAGCGTAATGACTGAAGCCAAACCCGAGCGCGTGGTGCCGTACGATACCGGCAAGGTTAAAATCGGATGTATGTACCAAAGGCCCGCAAGGGCCGACATGACCCCGGAAGAGGTGCGGATCCAACGCTTGCTCCTCGACGGCAGTCCCTATTCACTAGCCGATAAGGTCCTGTACCTGATCTTTGCAATCGTATGCTTGCTACTTTCCTATCTTTTTTCGACTGGCCACTGATGGATTGGATCACGCTAGTAATGATCGTGTTGTCGCTCGCCTTGGCTGTGGCCTGGGTGGGCGTCATTCTTTTTGCAATGACTGTATTAATATGGAAGCTAAATGATGAAGACTGAACAAGAAATCCTGGGCGAGATTAGTGAGCTTTTCGGCGCCAATGAAGCCCTAGGGGTCGCTATGGAAGCGATACACGAACAGCGCAAAGATGTGCTGAAAAAGATGTTCGCATTGCGTTCAATGCTCGACGAGATGAGGGCGAGCAAAGATGGAGAATGACCAAGACGATCTGCCCTGCCCCCGGTGCCCGCTTGGGGAGCTGTGTTTAACCGACGGTCGGATGCATTTGCATTGCGCGATTTGCGGTTACACCAAGCTCATCCCCCGGGACGAGGACGATATTTAACGTGGCGATCGTACAACGGCGGGTATTGACAGGCTATCCCACCGGTGGTACAATTGAATCTTCATCAACCAATCAATAGAGGACACACAACATGGCTCACGAACTCAGCACAGTAAA